TTTGCTTCTGCACTTACTAGATCTGATGCTAAAGTATAATCAACTAAAAAATCTGTGTATCTTTTTAAATTTTGTAACCCTGCTTTATAATTACCACCTTTTTTTAAAGACTCTTGGCCATATCTTGCAGTAAATGCTGCATTATCTAATTCACCATAATCTATAATTTGTTTTGCTAGCTGTTTACTAAAAGGTAATTGTATTTTTTTTAAATCTACACCTTGCTTTTCTAAATACTTGTATATGTCCATTGCTCTTTTAGCACCAGCATATACCATAAAATCAGATGCTTCACCAAGATCTGCATAAGGTTTTACAACAACATTTAAACCATCTACATTTGCATCTACATAGCTTGCAGAAATAGCATCTTTTTTAGCAGGTAAAAAACCTTTCCACTCAATAAATTCTTTTGATCTACCTGCAGAAGCTAAAGTATCTCTCATTCTAAAAGCAGGTAATAAAGAAGGATCTACATCATTTGCTTTTTGTTCTTTTATTGCACGACCTAAAGAAAATACATCTGCACCTACACCTGTTCCTATTTTTTGTAAATTATCAACTTCATGCATTTTATTAAAACCATAAAGTTGAATTTTATCAAATATTCTTTTAAAAAAAGTTCTAGGTGATGTCTGCTGTAGTAAGTTATTATCTGTTGTAACTTGTAAACTAGGTTCTGTTTTTTTCTGTTTAGGTAATTGATCTTTTATAGTTTTAGGTAGTTTTGATTGTGCACCACCAGTAAATTTTGATATACCATAGGATATACCTGCTGTACTACCAAATGATAATGTACCACCTATTATAGCAGCCATGCCTATTCTGTTAGGATCATAGGCATCTCTCATTCCAAGTTGTTTTTCTGTATTCTGTATAGCTAAATCAGATACACCCATTAAAGCTGCATCTAATCCTGCAACAACTGTACCACCTTTTACAGAACCTATTAGCCTAGCTCTATTAGCTGCTTTTTCTGCAGCCAATGTACCTTGACCCATAGCACCTTTTTTATTCTTAAATTGTTTTTTTATCTGCTTTTGTAATATTTTTTGAAATGCTTTCTGTCCTGCTTTTTTTGCAACTTGACCATACACTAAACCACCTGCTAAATTTAAAGGATCTACTACTGCTCTTTTTAAATTTTCATATATGGTAGTAAATGCACCTCTAAAAAATATTGGTTGATCATTCCATTTTTCTGTAAGATATTTTAAATTAGCTAGCTGTTTTAAATTTTGATCTTCTTCAGTAACAAACATTAATTCTTTAGCTATAGAAACTGTGTTAGTTTGTTTCCAAGTTCTATCAGACATCCAGTATTTTACTGCATCTTCTGCTGTATCAAACTTAACACCATCACGATAAAAATAAAAATCAGATGCTGCATCAACTAAATCATTATCATTTACTAAAGGCTCCATATAACCAACTTTTACTTGGTCATTTTTTTTATTATAATCTAATATTACTGCTGGCCTATCCTCACTTATAGACGGCATCTGAAAAGTGTTAGGGTCAAAGTCTTGCTCTAATACTGCAATTTTATTTTTATTAGATCTTTTTTCTAGATCTTTATTTATTATATCTGATGTAGTAGGGAACATTATTACCCTCTATTATTTAATCTATCTGCTCTTAATTTATTTACTGCAAATGTTATACCATTAACAAGGTTACCACCTTGAAGTGATTTAACTTGTGGTAATGATGCTAAAAATAATTGCGATGTTTGATATCCATAATTTTTATCTAATTGATCTGCTTTAATTATAGCTGCAAAAGCATAAGCATTTTTATATGTCTCTGTATCTGATGCATAAAAATTATTAAGATCTTCAAAATTATTTAATGTTTTAAATTGATCATATACATTTTTAAATGCACCACCATATCTATTAACATCTTGTTCTTTAACACTTTTTATAGTGCTGGCTATAAATTGTAATTGATTATTACTTAAATTTATTCTATTTAAATCGTATTCCATTCCTCTATCTCCACGATTTTGATTTATGGCTTCATTTAAATTAATATATTTTCTATTACCAGTTTGTTTTATAAAACCACCAGTATCTCCAAACTGAACTGATTCTATGGCAGGTATAACATCTACTTGCATAGCCCTTGTACTTTCTAAAGCTATTTCATTTTGATCTCTACCTGGTTTTAATTTATTAGCTATTTCTAAATGTGCATTAATCATATCTTGATAGTCAGCTGCTTGATTAAATATAAAACCTTCAATTCCTCTTTCTACTGAACCATATGCTGCATTAGTATCAAATATAGCTTTATTTATTTGTTTAAATTTAGTTTCTACTTGTGTATCTTCTGGTTGTTGTCTTAAAAATTCTGATATACCTGTAGCACTTGCTTGCATTGCAGGTGGTTCGTCTTGAGTCATACCTTCCATAGGTTGTTTAGTAGTTGCAGTATCTTTACCCGTTACAAAATCTTCTTCTACTAAACTTTTCATTATATTTGGACCCATAGCACCTATACCAAATCCTAATTCTTTTAACATAGGTTGATACATTTCATCTCTACTTTTTACTCTTTGATTATATCTATCTTCATAGCTAGTTTCAAATGTAGCAGCTTTTAATTTTTCTTTATCTACATTTTTGTATAATTCTCTAGCAAGTTCAACACCATTTGTTTGAGTAGTAAACCCATCTCTGTCCATTAATTCTGTAAAATTTCTATCACCTGTTATGCTAAAAATTTTATCATAAGTACTTTTTCTAAAATTTTCTGCTTTTATACTTTCTGGTAAAACATTTGTAAAATAATTTTTACCAGCATTAACTGCAATCTCTGCATACATTCTATCTTTTTGCTCCATTCTATTAATGCCTTCACCCAAAGCACCTATAGCTATATTTCTAAGTATACTCATTATTCAATCTCCTCTGTTTCAGGTTTTGCCATTATTCCTGCAGATAATTTTTTAACATCTTTCTTAACACCTTTTACTTGTTTTTCAAATTCTTCTGTTTCTATTTTTGTTTTTACAATATCAAGTAATTGCTGGTCATTAGTTATATCACTCATACTTAATCTCATATTATTTACACCACCCATTGCACCTATCACTGTTATCATTTGCATTACAGGTTCTGTAATTATAAAAGCAATATCTGGTGAAAATTTACCTTCTAAAAATCCACCAAACAAAATAACTCTAGCAATAGCTTCTACTGGTATTTTAGCATCTAGCATTGCAACCACTTGGTCTGCAAAATCATCTGCGTGTAGTCTATCCCAAATATATTCTGTGGCTTCTTCTGGATCTACATATGTTGGTGGATGTTCCCAAGGATAATTACCTGGTGTATCAGTTAGTGACTGACCAGGGATTGGTGCATCAAATTCATTTCCTATTCCTTCATCAAATTCTTTACTCATAGTTTATCCTTTTAAGTGTAAAATTTTGTATACTTTTGGTATTCTCTAAGTCTTGCAAGCCACATTCTACTTAACATATCTGCATCAACTACTTTACCTTGCATACCCATCATGTTAGATCTTTTAGCCATACCTGGTGTATAATACCCCATAGATTTATTAAATCTAGGTGCTGTAACACTGGTATCAACTAGTCCCATATCTGCACCTCCACCATAACCTCTACTGAATAAAGTCTCAAAACCTTTTTTTAGTATAAAACTTTTTGGATCTTTTGCGGCTGTACCAAAATCAAGTAAACTGCCAAGATTTTTACTTAACTTACCTATTCCTTTTGAAAATGTTTCTTTAATATCAATTGCCATCTATCCTCCTTATCCTGCTAATAATTTAAAACCAAACTTACCAATCATTTGATACATTGCATCTTTTGATGCTTTGTTCTGTAAGTCTACAGCTGTTGATCTTTCTAAAGCAGCCATTGCTAAATTGTGATTTCTATTAGCTGTATTTTCTGAAGAAGTATTTACCCAAGATGCTTCATCTCTCCACTGTTGCCATAATGATGATAGTGCCCAGTTAGACAAATTAAGTAAGTTCTGTGCATTAGCTTGATTAGCTGCATTTACTGCGGCAGTGTTAGCAGTATTAACTGCTCTTCTCCAAACTACATTTGATTGATCTATTTCTCTTTGGTTTTGTACGTTAAATTGTTCTCTTTGATTTTGTAATTGTGCATTAAATCTATTTATAACATCCTGTCTTTTAGCATTAGCTTCATTGACAGCTATTTGATTTTGTGCATTTGCTGCATTAATTTTTGTTCTTTCTGCTTCTGCAAATTTATTCATAGCATCTACTCTATTTGCATTTTGATCTTGAATAGATACATTTAGTTTTTCATAAAACTGATTTACTTGGTTTTGACTTGTAGCATTAAATTGTGCTGCAGCATTTGAAGCAGCTTGATCTGATAATAGGAAACTTTGTCTAGTCTGTAAGTTTGCTAAGTTAGCTTGCTGTTTATTAGACAGATTAGCCATATCTAATTGTAGATATGATCTAGCATTTGTAATAGCTGCTTGTTGATTATTAGACAGATTCTGGAATATCATCTGCTTATAGCTATCAGCATCTGCTTTTGCTATAGGTATAGCAGCATTCATAATACCTTCAGCTAATGCTTCAGCTGCCATTGAACTAGCACTTAATCCTCTGTTTGCTAATGCAGCCTCAGTAGCTTTTGCAGCACCTCTAGCCCATACAGGTAATGGATTACCTGATGCTAATGCTGTTTCAACTTCTTTTTGTAAAGTTCCAAGTTGTCCCTTTACAGTTGCATCAGCTGTTATAGTTCCTGTTGCAGCCTGTGCAGCTTGTGTTAATCCAGTTTGTTGTGCAGCTGTAACTGTAGGTGTAGCACCAGCAACAGTAGCTGCAGTCATAGTTTGTGCAGCACCTGGTGCAACAACCCCAGCTTGTGTTCCAGCTAAACCAGGAGTTGGTCCTGCTATAGTTGGAGCAGCAGCAGTAGTTGGTGTTGCGGCAGTAACTTGTCCAGTTAAACCAGAAGTTGCCATCAACTCTTGGCTTTGTACATTTTGTAACTGCGGATTTAAAGTTGTACCTGTAGGTAGACTAGGTTTACCTGCAGCTAAACTCTCAATTAGTGCAGTTGCTTTTTGACTACCTGTTTGTTCTTTTTGTGTAGCAGCTAATGCACCTTTCTGTAATTTTACATCATCTGGTGATGTTACTGTTTTAGTGGTCGTTGCCATTATCTCCCCTGTCGATTATATTTTTTTTGCATACGTTTTTCTTGTTTGTTTTTATTTTTTTTATGTACTCTTGGTCTTTTTTTTGGTTTTGGTCTTTCAACATATGCTTTAAATTTTTTAGCCATTTATAACTTTATAACCTTTATACCATGCTGGTAAACCTATAAAAGGTCTCTTATCAAATTTATTTTCTTTTGCAGTTTTTAAGTTTGATTTATTATAATGCAAAAATACTTGACCGCAATCTTTACCTTGAAATTCTTCTCTCCAGTGTTCTAAATCACAACCAGAATATACTAACATGTCTCCTGGTTTTAAATCTATTTTAATACCTGCTTGACTTTGCTTACCTGTAGGATCTAAATATATTGGCCAAGAATCACCTCCAAGATTTAATGTTGTTGATATTTCACAAGAGTATCTATCTTTATGTCTTGCTAGTACATCACCTTTTTTATATATTCTAGCATATGAATATGTTTCACTTAATTTTAATTTTGTTTGCTTTTCCATTATTGGTTTTACTTCTTGTAATAATGTTTCCATTGCAATGTCCCCATAATGTGAGTATGTGTTTGGAACTTGCTCATCATTCCATACACCAAAGTATTCTGTATATGGTGATATGTATTTTTCATCAAATAAAAATCTTGCTACTTTTCTTTTATTTAAAAAATATTTGTATACAAAATTTGCTAATTCTTCTGATATTGCTTTTTTAATAACTGTGTATTTATTTTTTTGAAATGACATTTTTAATAATATTTTTCCCTATTAATTTTTTGTTTAACTTTATAAAATTTTTTATATAGTCTGGTTTATTTTTAAGTGTATTAGTTTCTAAAGTAGTTTGTATAACTGCTTTTTTCATATTATCATTAACTTTAGACATTTAAAACTGAATTAGGTATAGCTTGACAGTTCCAATGTATAAACCTAAATGGTTCATATCCCATATCAACAACATATTGATGTGGCATATATGAGGGAAAAAACATTAATCTACCTGGTTTAACTTCATAATGTATTTGTGATGATGCATAAGTAATTTTTGATTTATCTTTTTCTGGTAAAAGATTCATTACATTACCTGGTCTTGGATCTTCAAACATTGGTAAAGATGTTTTTTCACTAGCTTTTAAAAAATAAAAACCAGACATATGTCCATTCCAATGTGTATGTAAGGTATGATGACCACCACCTTTTTTAGCAAATTCTTGAACCCACATTTCTGTTACAAAAATAGTATAATTAGATAAATCAAAACCCATTTCTAATAATAAATTGTAAGCAGTAGCACCTATATAATTTTGTAATTCTTTAAATTTAGGATCACCAATTAAACTAGTAGAATGAAATACATGACCCATATCACCTTTGTCACCAAACTTTTTATTTCTTTTATCTATTTGTTTTTTTAAATTTTTTTGTGATTCTTTAATATAAGAATCTGATGCTTTATTTAATTTATTTACAAAACCTGGTTCATCAGACCACCATATAGGGCATGCAAAATATTGTTCTAAATTTAATTGTTTTGGAAATTGTAATTTTTTTTTCATATTCTCCTTATCTAAATGGGAAACCAAGATTCCATATTACTAAACTATATCTTGATCCTTTTTTTACTGGACATACTCTATGCCATACAAATGAAGGGAATACTACTAAACTACCTTTAGGTAATACTTCAGTGCATTTTCTAATATCTCGTTTTTTATCTGGATCATTTTGCCTAAAATCAAATTCTAGTTCACCACCTTTATATTCTTTTGGATCTGATAAACTAACTGTTACAGATAATTTTCTTATTTTTTGATGTGATGGTGTGTTAGGTTGATTGTATGGTTTATCCCAACTATCACAATGCCAATCATAAAATTGTCCTTTTTCATATTTTGTAAATTGACAACTCTCTGAATAATCCCAATTAAAATTCCAACCTGCATTTCTATTTGCTTGATGTATGTATGGATGTATTTCTTTATATATCCATCTATCATTCATCCAAACAATATTAGAATTTCTTTTCTTTTTTAAATCTTTTATTTGATTTTTATTTAATCGTCTATTCCCATAGCCACCTGTGATTGCCATTTGATCTTGTATAGATTTACCATACTTAACTATTTCATCACATATTCTTTCTGGTATTGCACTTTGAAAATACCAATAATAATTTGTTAAATTCATATTCTATATTATACCTATATTTTATTAAAAAGTCAAGGGGTATAATTTTATGATATTGTTAGTGTTCCTGATACTGTAAATTTAGCTACTTTTTCATTAGCTGGTCCTACGCAAGAACTTAGTGTATTAGTTCCTGGTGCAACTGATGCAGATGTTGATCCTGGAAATCTTACTACTACTATACCAGAACCACCAGCTCCACCATCATCATTTCCACCACCAGATCCACCTCCACCACCACCTGTGTTAGCTGTTCCTGCTCCTACACTACCATCATTATCATTTTGTCCAGCACCACCACCGCCAGCTCCACCAGCTCCACCATTTCCTGAATTATTAATTACTCCACCTCCACCACCACCTGCATATGTTGTTGGAGTATTTGTAATATTATTAGGTGCTCCTGCTCCTCCGTCACCACCTGCTGTTGTGGTTCCATTAGATCCTGAAGCAGTTGCTCCACCACCGCCACCAGCTCCATAACCTGGACCACCTGTATTGTTACTTCCACCAGGATTACCTTGAGAAAAAGCCATAATACCTGCTCCTGCAGGTGAGTTTCCTGATCCACCAGATCCTGGATTAGATTGTCCTGATCCTCCACCACCTGATCCACCATTAACACCTGATCTTTTTGATGAGTCTCCTGGACCTTCTGATCCACCTGCACCACCACCAGATGCTAAAATTCCTATAAAACTAGAATCACTTCCATTGGTTCCTGTAGAATTAGAACTTGTAGATCCTGTTCCACCACCACCAATAGTAATAGTATATTTACCTGTGCTTATTTGTTCTGTTGCTGCTTGCAATGGACTTGGTCCAAAACTAGATGATCTATAACCACCAGCTCCACCACCACCACCTTGGGCTTTACCACCGCCACCACCACCGCCTACAACTAAATAATCTACATTAACACCACAACCTGTATCTAATAAATTTAAAGTTCCTGAAGATGTAAAACTAGCTACATAACCAGCATCTGGTACTAAAGAAACTTCACCTGAACATCCAGGACTAGCTTGAAATAATATTCCTGAAGGGCCTGGGATTCTTGCAACTACAATACCTGATCCACCAGCTCCACCTTTATTTCTACAAGTTCCACCACCTGTTACGTTTTGTGGTCCTGAACCACCACCTCCACCACCAGTATTTGCTGTACCAGCAGTTCCATTTGAATATTTTCCACCAGCTCCGCCACCGCCAGCTCCACCACTTCCTGATGATGCGTTATTCCAACCACCACCGCCACCACCACCAGCGTATGAAGTATCTGTTCCTGTAATTGAGTTTGGTGCTCCAGCACCACCTGCTGTTCCATCGTTACCACTTGGATTATTTGTACCTGCAGCTGTAGCTCCTCCACCACCAGAGGATCCTCTGGATGGAAAAGCTGCCATAGTTCCACCTGGATTTCCTTGAGGGGGATCTACGGGTGGTGTGTTTCCTGCTCCAGCAGTGTTAGAACCAGGTGAATTTTCACCTGAAATACCTCCACCCGATCCTCCTGAAGCTCCATCAGCTCTACCTAAAGCACCTGCTCCACCACCTGCTGATGTTATTGGTCCAAAAGTTGAGGCTGATCCATCGTTACCTGTTCCAGTGCTTGGTGAGTCATCTAATGCTCCACCAGCACCAATTGTTATTGCATAACTTCCTATGTTTAAAATTTGTGCTGTTCCTTGTAAAGGAGAAGGTCCAAAGCCTGATGCTCTGTAACCACCAGCTCCACCTCCACCACCAGCGTATGATGATGCAGTACCAGGGGCATGTCCTTTTCCTGATCCACCACCACCTACTACTAAATAGTCTACAGAGAAACAACCTCTCTTAACCCATGTTCCTTGATTTAATTTAGATAACTGACTTTTTAAATTCCATACACCACTTGCCTTATTTAATTCTTTTACGATTACTATTCCTGAACCACCTGCTCCACCTCTTCTACTTGGAGATGGACTTGGTCCGTTTGATCCAGGTCCTCCACCACCACCACTTCCAGTATTAGTAGTTCCATCACCAGCAGCTCCACCACAAGGAGCACCAGCACCTCCACCACCTGGTCCTGCATCTCCACCAGTAGGGCTAGAATTGCTTCCACCTCCACCGCCACCTGCATAAACACCAGAGTTTGGTGCTCCTGGAAAATCTGGGCTTATATCTAATCCTGATCCACCATCTCCACTAACAAAAGGACTACCTGAAGAATTTTCTCCTGCCGATCCAGCTCCACCTCCACCAGCACCTTGTGATAATGGAGCATTTCTAACGCTATTTCCACCAGGGTTACCTTGAGGTGGACTTACTGGAGGAGTATTTCCTGCACCTCCACATCTTGTAGATGGTGCACATGCTGTGTTTGCAGCACCTCCACCTGATCCCCCAGCCACACCTGGATTACCAGACGCAGTATTATTAGAACCACCTCCACCACCTCCAGTTGAGGTATAAGTTGTTCCACAAGCAGCTAAACTACTGTCAGTACCAGAAACACCTTTGGTTGTTGGTCCTGATCCGCCAGCACCTCCGCCACCAATTGTTGCTGTTACACTTGTCGATGCATTTACTTCAATATTTCTTAAACCACCTGCTCCACCACCACCACCGCCATCATGACCTCCCCCTGCTCCTCCAGCAACAATTGCTGTTTGAACAACTCTAGTTCCTGATTGTAGTGTGATATCTCCTGACGATGTTTTAGATGTGACAGTATCCTTCCCAAAAGAAGTTACATTAGTTTTACCAATAAGTCCACCATTAGTTCTTGACATTTAAGTCTCCTATTAAGATACCCAAGCTGTGCCGTTCCAATCGTAAACTGTAGGTGTTTCTGCTGTATCGTCAGATTTTGTTGCTTCCCAACCTCTTGTATTATCAGCGTTATATTTATCTTCATTCCAAGAAATAAAATATATAACTCCTGATTCTTCTGTCACTGATGGATAATCGATTGGTGCTTGCCAATCATCGTTTTCATCAAGTGACCAAGATGCATGAGGTTGTCGACTAATAAATTTATCTTTAGATGCATCATATCTCATTCCGATACCTGCATACTGTTTTCTAAAATTATTATTATATGATGTTTGCTTCCAGCTTCCACCTTTAAAAAAATTTGAACACCATGTTTCTCCATCAACATGCATGTCATTATCTTCTAAAGTTCCGCCATTAGCAGAAATATCATTACCAACAACTACAACTCTTTGTACAATCTGATGTGTTTCAGATGTAAATCCAGTTGGATCAGTTTTTGATTCTAACTCTGCAAAATGTGCCATATGTTTTCCTCCGTTATTAAAAATTTTGTTATGATACTGTTAATGTTCCTGATACTGTAAATCTAGCTACTTTTTCATTAGCTGGACCTACACAAGAACTTACTGTGTTAGTTCCAGGTGAAACTGACATACCTGTAGATCCAGGCATTCTAACTATTACAACACCTGATCCACCTCCACCACCTTGTACGGTGTCATTTCCACCACCGCCACCACCACCAGTGTTTGCTGTTCCAGATGCTCCTGGAGGTCCTGAGTTTCCTCCAGCACCAGCTCCTCCACCACCTGTTCCACCAGGGAAAGATGATCCTTCATTTGTACCACCTCCACCACCAGCGTAGTTTACTGAACTTCCTGTGATAGAGTTTGCTACTCCATCTCCTCCATGTCCTTGACCATCGGTATTACCTGCTTCTCCAGCTCCACCTCCGCCACCTGAAATAAATGGTGAACTTCCAGCTTGACCTCCACCACCAGCGTTACCTTCAGGTGCTATAAAACCTCCAGCATTACCTGAAGCCTGAGTTGGGCCTGGTTTATTATAAGATGCTCCACCACCTGATCCACCACTAGCACCTGGTTGACTTGGTCCAGGGCCGCAACCTTGTCCACCACCACCGCCACCAGACGCTGTTATAACTGAAAAACTTGAATTACTACCTGATGCACCTTGTGCTGTTCCACTTGGAGTTGCACCTCCACCGCCAATAGTTACAGTGTATGGACCTGGTGATACAGATAATTTTTGTGATCTTGTTCCTGCACACCCAAAAGAAGTTCTTAGTCCACCAGCTCCACCACCACCAGAATTATTTCCATTTCCACCACCAGCACCACCACCAGCAACTACTAAAAAGTGTGCTAGAGTTGAATCATCTGGGTCTAAAATACTTAATGTTGAAGATGCCTTGAATTGTGAAACTTGGCATGCACCACAATTAATAATTGCAGTTTCATTTGAAGAAGATCCTTGTGAAAAAACAAGATTAACACCTGAAGTAGATGTTCTTGCAACGACAATACCTGAACCACCATTACCTGAAGGATATGTTCCGCTACTGCCTGTTCCTCTAGAACCAGCACCTCCGCCACCTCCAGTGTTTGCAGTTCCAGCTGTACCATTAGAAGCATTACCACCAGCACCTCCGCCACCATCTCCGCCAGCTCTTGGTGATCCTGGTGTACTTTCGGTACCACCACCTCCACCACCAGCAAATGTTGTATCCGTTCCTGTAATTGCGTTTGGTGCTCCATCTCCGCCTTGACCATCTCCGTCTGTTCCTCCAGCCTCTAATGCTCCTCCACCGCCACCACCTCTTCTGGCTCCTTGAATATTAGCTCCTCCTGGATTTCCTTCTGGCGGATCAAAACCTCCAGCATTTCCAGTTCCTACTGTGTTAGCAGCACCACATGGCTCTCCAGTAGCTCCACCTCCTGAACCTCCTGGTCTAGTTCCTTGCAATGGACTAGGACCAAATCCTGATGCACGATAACCTCCTGCACCACCACCTGAGTAAGGTGAACCACCACCACCACCGCCAGCGACTACTAAATAGTCTACTGTTGCTTCTCTAGATATCCAAGTGTTATTGCTAATGTTATCAAAGTGATCATTAATATTCCATGCACCTGATGCTTTATCTAATTCTTTTATTATAACTATTCCAGAGCCACCAGAACCTCCATCTCTACAATCTGGTGAGGGTTGTCCTGAACCTGAACTACCACCACCTCCAGTATTTGCAGTTCCATTTGCAGCATCACTTCCAAGTGGAGGTCTTGTTGCTCCACCTCCAGTTCCTCCAGTTCCTGCAGTTCCTCCACCGCCACCACCACCAACGGCTGTAACAGGTGCTCCTGGATATTCTGTTGAAATTGTTAAACCATTACCACCATTACTTCCACATCCAGCTGCAGTAGCTCCTCCGCCTCCACCTGCTGGACTGTCTCCAGGATTTCCTTCTGGTGGATCATAACCTCCTGCATTACCATCTCCTTCTCTACAGGCTGCACCATGTCCACCACCTCCTGAACCTCCATCTCGTGCTATACCACCTGGGCCACCATCTCCAGATCCTCCACCACCTCCACCTGTTGATGTATAAGTTGTTCCACAAATAACTACACTAGAATTACTACCACTTGTAGCAGCAGTACAATAAGCAGGTGCTCCAGCTCCACCACCTCCAATAGTTGCTGCTCCTAAAGCAGTATTACCTTTTGTTTGTATTTCTAAATTTCTAACACCACCAGCTCCACCACCTCCTGAAGAATCATCACCTCCACCTCCACCACCAGCAACAATTAACACTTTAACAACTTTTGTTCCAGGTTGTGTAGTAACTATACTGGGTGTACTTGATGTTCTAGATGTAACTGTGTTTTTACCACTAGATATTACATTACAAGGTCCAATTATACCGCCATTTCTGCCCGCCATAATTAAATCTCCTATGCGTCATCTAATAATTCGTAAGAAACGAAATAACTTAAATCATTTGCAGCAGAAGCTGTAAAATATAATAAGTCTGTTTCATCTAAATAAATAGGATTCTCTAAGAAACTTAATGTTGCATCTGCTGGCACTGATATAGTATTAGCAAGTTTAACATAGTTAGAACCATTATCAACACTTACTTCAATTGTTATATCAGCTGCATTTGCACCATCAATGTTTGCTACAAGAATTGTATTTATTTTTGCAACTTTATTATCTGGAACGTCAATTGCTTCTGTTCTTGACGTACCTGTCAAGTTAGCAGTTGCGTTCTTTGCATTGATAGTTGCCACATTTACGATGTTTGGTGTAGCCATATTATCTCCTGTTTAATTTTAACCAAATACAATTGCCATTGCAATTGCTTTTCCTACTGATGCAAAATTTGCATTAGCATTAATATATGTTGTTAAATCTGACGCTGCAACTTGAACCATAGTTCCGTTGTCATTAACCACAAATCTATCAGCATCAACTAAAGTTGTACCAGTAGCTGATGTGTCACCATCTATTATATTTAATTCTGTTGCAGTAGATGTTACACCATCTAAAATATTTAACTCTGCTGCTGTTGATGTGATTGCTGTGCCACCAATATTAAAACCAGTTGCTTGAACTGTGCTATTAAATGTAGCTGCACCTGCTTCTGACATATCTAGTGTTAAAGCTGTTATACCTGAACCATTATCATCACCTTTAAATAAAATATCTTTATCTTGTACATCACTTTCTATTACAAAATCACTTGATGAATTACTTAATTTTCCAACAACTGTATCACCACTCATAAGTTGAACATGACCATCATGAGTAGCACGAAATACTCTTGCAGTAGTCCCTGATGAATTAGTTGTATGAATATCTAAATTTCCTGCTGTTGCACCTTTAGATTTTAATTCTACATTTGGAGAAGTATATCCAAAAGTTCCCATATTATTTGCTAGAGTTGGGGATCCTGAAGCTATAACTCCATCTGAGAAAGTTTTATTTGTTAAACTTTGTGTTGCAACAAGAGATACTAATGTTGAGTCAGCACCATCTGGTAATAACATAACGTTTGTAACACCTGCTGAATGTGGTTGTGCTTTTAGTATCTGCCCGTGGGAATTAGATTCACAATTAAATTGTATAGCACCTGAATTTGTATTACCTCTAACAGTTACATGACCTGTTCCTTTTGCTTCAATTTCTAAATCAATATTAGAATCTCCACCTGTTGATGATAGTTTTGGTGCATTACCAGTTGCAGCATTTGTTATATCAAATTGATTAACTGCTGAACTAGTTGTTTGAAATATAATTTGTTCATTACCATTTTCATCATTAATACCATGAGCATCATCAAAAGCTATGTTAAAACTATTTGTA